ATAAGAATACGGTCCAGTATGCAACTTTTAGGGTCATGTGGTTAAAGTTAAGCACACGCCCCGTTACCTTTTTGAATACTTGAGCGACACAAAAAGCCCAAAATAGCTTAAAGAACATATTTAGTCCTTTCCTTTATACGGCACTAACTTTCTTATACTTACTGCCCGAATGGGTTATAGGGTCGATATGGGTCATTTTGTTGACGCATCTGCCTTCTGATCAGGTCATTTTGTTCTTGCATGAGCCTTGTCTGTTCTTGGAGCTCATAAGACCTTTGGAGGGCATCTTGTCTTGCACGCATAGCGTTAATCCCGTAAGGGTCATTTGAGTCGATGAATTGACCGAATGCGGTACCCGATAAAAGTAAGCTACATAGTATTAGTGATTTCATATTCATTTTTCCTTTTGTTTTTGGTTAATACTTGCCCCTCCACCATGAAGGGGCAAGAAAGTTGTTTGAATTATTGATACCCCTTAAGGTCAATAAACTGATCAATGTTTTCCGAAAAACCCGCTTGATCAATTTTTTCAATGGCCTTCGCTAAATGCGTAGGAAGTCCCAAAATGCTTTTTAGTTTTCGTTCACTGACACATTTTAGGTGTGGATTATCTTGAAGGCATGATTCTACGCCCCAATCCCATGCGCACGCATAGACATACACTTTTTCCCGCGTGGTTAGTTCTTCGCCTTTTAATGCCTTGATATATAAGTTGGCCCAGTCCATTTTTGTTTTTCTTTCAGGATACTCAAGCATTAAAAAGTCTTTTGGGTCTATTTCATCTATTCCCTCAATTCGAGGAAAGTTGTTTTCTACTAAAAAATAGTCGGGGGGATTCTTACATTGATCTGATACACCGATACTTAAAATCCGCTTTGTTAAAAGCTGTTTTTTCTTTTCGTTTTTTAATGAGTTTTTTATAATCTTCATTTCATTTTTTCCTTCACTTCCTCAATTCTGCTATCAAACATAAAGCGTTCTTCCTCATGTTCATCACCTTCGCAATACTGGTGCATAGCTTCAAAAAAACAATCCTCAGCCTCAGTGTAAGAGTCGAATAAGCCATGATCCCTTAATTCATAAACGCCCTGATAAGTTAATACTCGATATTTCATATTCATTTTTCCTTTTCGTTTTTGTTACGCGTTTCCTATGTGCGCGAAGACTTACATCTCTAAAACTAGATCGGCTTTAGTGCCTACCGCTTGATTATCTAAAAACCCCACTGAATAAGTGAAGTCTTGATTTTGGTAGAGACTTACAAAAACTTTCCCACAAAAAGCTTTTGTCTTTTTCATTCTTAGCCATGTTTTTAATGGCCGTACTACGTTAAGTTTTTTTAATTCTGAAAATTTAGTTACTTTAATATATTTCATATTCTTTTTTCCTTTTCGTTTTTGTTTTTAGTTATGAAGCGTGACACCTTGTCCGTCGATGTCCCACGAAAGCTTTTTGGCCGTGTTCAGTAGGTTGACCCCGTTAGGTGCCTGGTCAATAGCACCCGCGCTGAACCAATTTTCCCCACTCCACCCGTATTTATAAAAATGCTCAATCGTCTCAATTTCGGTTTTTAGTTCTTCATTTTTTGTTTCAGTATTCATTTTGTTTTTTCCTTTTCGTTTTTGTTACGCGTTTCCTACCCGCGCGTAGAGTTAAAGCTTTTCAATCTTTTCCCGCACCAATGCCGTTAGCGTTTTTCCAGTGGAACTGACCCATGCCCTTAGTTCCTCATAATCTTTAAGGTCCATTCTAATCGTTAGGCTTTTCGTGGGTTCAGGGTCTGATACCTTGCCTTTTTTGATGTCCTTCCTAATGTCTTCAAAAATGGCCGTTAGTGCTTTTTGCTTAGATAGCTCTAAGCTTTCAAGCTTTTCATGTAGGGATAAGGGCAAAATTAAAGTTACGCTTTTTTCTTGTTTCATTTTAAACCTAGTCCTTTCTTAATCGTTTCAAATTGATCAGCGTTAAACCCTTCAAGGTGGAAGCTTTTTTGTTCTTCGATGTTTTCGCGATAATCGACACAATAAAAGTCAGTCATAAGCCAATCGCCAAACCTTGCCGGATAGCTTGAAGATTCTACGGCCCCTTCAAGCTTCAAAAAGTCTAAAGCTTCATCGACGCTATCAAACTGGACGCCTTTTTGGTCGATCCACCCCGTTTCGCAAAAGTCACCTTGAGATGCGCTTTCAGGACTGACCATTGAATAACTAATTTTGATTTTCATTTTTCATTCGCCTTCCTTTTCAAGCCATTTTTCGACGTCAATTTGAGCGGATTTATGCACAAAAATGAGTCGATCATCTTTTGAATAAAATTTACATTGCCGATCATTAGCAATTTCAAGGCAATAGACTAAAATCCTACTTTCAAAATCTTCCTGACTTTTAAATTTACTTTTCAAGTCAGTGTTAATTTTTTCAAATAGTTCCCCGTGGCAATGGGCCACGCTTACCGTTTCAATCTTCCATGTCATATTCATTTTTCCTTTTCGTCAAATTGCTTGCCGTATTCATGAAGTTCCTCATCGGACAAGGCCCCTAAATCCGTCGATAGTTCCCGCATTACTCCCCCATAATAATCAAGTTGAACTATTTCCGAAAACCCCCCATGTTTTCTCATGTTTTTTTCGATAAGAAAAAGAGCGTGCTTAAGCTTATCCTCTTTCAATGCTTTATATTCAATTTGTAAATCATATCCATCTATCGCATAACATCGACTGGGGTCAGAAAAGTTTACAGTGTAAAAATCTATCGCTAAATCACATATAAAAGCGTCTTTGTTTTTATGCCATTTAAGACAAGTACCTTCAAAAAGTTCATCGATTATAATTGTTTCAATAAATTGACGGTCTTTTTCCGTATAATCTCCCTCAATTTTTGGAATTGAAACGGGCAACACTGAAGCAAGTTCAATCCCGTCAATGATTTCCCTTGATGTACCTTTTTGATGAGGATCATTCCAAAAACTTTCCACCTTTTGAATAAAGGCTTGCCACTCGGTCGATGCCTTTACTTTTTCCGCTTCACTTTTTAACAGTGCTTCAAGTTCTTGTCTTAGTTCTTTGCTTGTTTTCATTTTGATAGTCCCTTTTCTTTAGTTAATGTCAGACAATCTTTCAAGTTCTTCACTTGTAAAAAGTTTTCGTAACTCTTTATCTTGTCTTTCAATCTCAAGATAAACTGCCTTTAATCGGATATATTCAGACTCAGTTTTAAACTCGTAACCATCCTCCCTTAGAAAGTCGTCAAAATTTTGAAAGTAATTTAAGCTCAAGCAAGCCAATACCGAATAAAAGTCATAAGTAGATTTCTTGCCTTTTTCAGTGTTATTGATTGAATCCCAAAAATTAAACGTAAATTCACTTTTTTTATTTTTTAAGGTGACCTCGTAGTGATTAACTTTTTTAGTTCCCCAATGTGGTTTATTGAGTCCCAAAAAATTAATAACGCATACTGTTTCAGCGTCGAACAAAAAATCTATGGCCTTTTTGTTGTATTCTGAACCTGCAATTTTTTCGGCCATACTCTCGCTGATATATCGGTCATATTTTGAAGTGATAGCGTTTAACTTTTCCACATAGCTCATATTTATTTTCCCTTTTCGTTTTTTGTTATTCACTTTTTGAAATTCTAATTTCACATGCCGGACTGCCTGAAAACTCCCCGCTTTTATATCTGTAGTAACTGCAATTTGAGTCTTCAAAGTCAATTTCGATAACGTCCATTTTTAGAGATAAAAGCTTTTCAGCTTGCTCAATCGTTTCAGCCTCTATCGTTTCATTTTTGTAAACATCGTTTACCGCGTAGCTTGTCGATAGTCCTTCATTACAACAATTATTATCAGCGTCATAAATAACATTTCCGCAATTGTTGCAAGTAGTGTTTTCGGCCCAAAGATCATATGTATATAAAGTAAATTTTTTCATATTAAAGCCCTACCTTTGCGATAACTAAAGCCATAGGTCCGATAAGCCCTAAAATGGATAGAAGTATTAGATTAGTATTTTCGATAGCTTGCATGGTCATTTCCTTTTCGTTGTTGTTTACTGGACCTTGCCGTCCATGGATAAAGAATATCAAACTACAAAAATAATGCAATAAAAAAATAATGTTTTTTATTTTTTCCTGGCCCGCTAACTACGGGAAAAAGAAAAAATGAAACTTTTTACATTTTTGTCTATAATATAGTTGACCCGCGCCCATTAACTTGCTAAACTGAAATAGTGTAATTCTTACACTTCAACTATAATAGTTGACTTCTGATAACAAGTATTATGTAAACTGACTCGATGCGTCAACTACTCAAAGTCCTAAGTAGTTGGAACCATTACCCTTTTCAATAGTCCGGACCACCGATCCATATCAACACTATCAGTTTATAATCCCCCCGAACCATGTAATTTTTACAATGACTTTCGTTGATTCGGCGGACCTTATTCTACGAAATCCATTTCACTCAACGAATTTCATTGAAACGGGGGGGCTGGGGGGTCGTCGTTCGGCGGATGACGTTTACGTATCGCCATGTACCCTATCTACGCGCACCCCCTTCGGCCCCCTTGCAATTCCATTAAAAAGGTTGAACGATTAGATATGCCAAAAAAAGGACAGAAGCTTGCAACCGGAGTGACAAGGCAGAAAGCCCCCGAGCTTAATAGCCTCATTAGCCAACTTGAGGAACCGCGCTCGTTCATGAATTTGCTCCCGCCTGAGTTACAGGCCAGTGTCATGACCATTGACGAGAAGTATCTGAACCATACCGAGGACAGCTTTAAGGAGCTTTTTCAGTATGAGGGGAGTACGACGATTGAAGCTTTGCGGGTCAACTTTTGGATGGAGCATGACAGGGTAGCCGCTACGAAGTCTGAGGTAATGAACATGGCTCCGATTTATTTAGGAGTTTGTTCGAGGACTTATTTTTACCGCCTTTTAGATGGCAGACCCACGAATGATTTAAATAACATTGATTACCGACCGCTTGGGTATATTTTAACCCGCCCGATCCAGTATGACGCGATGATGCAATCGTTAAATGGCCTTGCGGTGAAAAAGCTTAGAGATATTTTGAACCTACCTGTAACGCGCTTGGATGGAACGCCCCAGGATGCAAAGACGCTTGATATTATTTTGAAGGCTTCGGCTATGGTGGACTTGAGGGTGAGGGGCAATTACACCCAACGCTCCGAGACAAAAAATTTGACGTACATGGAAACCAATTCCAAGATCGAGCAGAAAAGTTACACCACGGTATTTAACGCTACTTCTTCTGAGGGGCTTAATCCGAAACAGCTTGAGAAAGAAATTGATGATAAAATTAAAGCTCTTGAAGCGGAGCTATCAGGACAAAACGCCCTTCCCGATCCTTCGCAGATGCCTAAGCCTGTAAATTTTTCCGCGGCCACACAAAACGGAAACTCCCCCGAGCCATCGTACCTATCGGGCGACGCCCATACTGGTTCGGGGGATGATTTAGCGGAGTTTAGGGAGATCGGTCGTGAGTAAGAAGGCTTACGACGCTCAGATGACTAAGGAGCAGAAGCTTGAGCTTTTGCTTGCTAAGAAAGAGCTGAGGGAGGGATTACCGCATCTGTATGGGTGGAAAAACTATCCGTGGATGGGGGATTTTTTAGAAACTACAAATAAGACCGCTCTTTTAACGGCGGCCAATCAGATCGGTAAGTCGTCATCGCAAATAAGGAAAGTTATTGATTGGGCAACCGATGTCAGCCGTTGGCCTTCGCTGTGGAAAACGACTCCAAGGCAATTTTGGTATCTGTACCCGACGAGAGAAGTGGCGTCGATAGAATTTGAGACGAAGTGGAAGCCTGACTTCATGCCGCGGGGAAAATTTAAAGATCATCCTCAATATGGGTGGAGGGAAGAGAAGCGTGGGCGTGGAGAGATATTCGCTGTTCATTTTAACAGTGGGGTGAGTATTTATTTTAAGACATACGCTCAGGACGTACAGCATCTTCAGTCGTCTTCGGTTTATTACGTCGCTTGTGACGAGGAGTTGCCTTACGAGCTTTGGGGAGAAATCAATTTTCGTCGTAACGCTGTTGATGGGTATTTTTCTATGGTTTTTACCGCAACTCTTGGTCAGGACGAGTGGCGACGAGCCATGGAGCCCCAGCGTGGGGAGGACGAGCTTTTAAAAGGGGCTTGGAAAAAGCAGGTCAGTTTGTTTGATTGCCAGACTTATACGGACGGTACGCAGTCGCATTGGACGGATGAAAAAATCCAACGAACCATCGCTCTTTGCGGGACCGACAAAGAGGTGTTGAAGAGGATTTACGGGAAGTTCGTATTGTCGGAGGGTTTGAAGTATTCAAGCTTTGCACGCTCTCATAACGTCATCGCACCGAGAGCGGTGCCAGATAATTTTCATATTTTTGCAGGGGTAGATATTGGAGTGGGTGGGGATAAGAACCACCCGAGCACGATAACTTTCGTAGCTGTCAGTCCACGCTTTGATATGGGGTATGTGTTTAAGCATTGGCGTGGGGACGATAAAATCTACACCATGTCGGATGTCGCTAATAAGTACATCGAGCTTAGGGAAGATTTGCAGATTACTGCGGCATTTTATGATTATCATGCGAGGGATTTTAAGACGATCACGGATCGAATGGGCATGAGCTTTCAGATGGCGGATAAGAGGCATGATGTTGGGGAGCAGATCATCAACACGCTATTTAAGAATCGGATGCTATTTATTTTCGATACGATAGAAAATGAGCCTATTATGCGGGAGCTAACTTCTGTTATGCTCAACGTCGATAAGAGAAAATTGAAAGATGATTCGGTGGATAGCTTAAGGTATGCAATTACGAGAATACCTTGGGATTGGTCGAAGGTAGGGCTTAATATGAATGTTAAGATACAGCCTTTGAAGCAAGAAACCGAGGAGCAGCGGTCGATTAGGGAGAGAAACTCCGATGCACAGAGGATGAGGGACGAGGCTTTGACTCGCTCTCAGGTGTCGGAGATCGAGCAGGAACTTGAGGAGTGGGGGAGCTACCTTGAATAAAAGTGTAGGTAAGGTATTTAGTTCAGAGGAAATTTGTAAGATACTAGAAGCGTCATCTAAGTTTGGGGTGTGTGAGTTTGAGTTGGGGGAACTTAAATTTAAGATGAACGGCGGGTATGCTCCACCGAGCCAGGTTGTTGAGCTAACTCCAGAAATTATAGAACAGTCAGACTCTCAGGCCAGAGAAGCGACGCAAGTGGAAGTAGAGAAATCTACTGAAGAGGAGTTAGATTTGTTACTGCTAACAAATCCCCTCGAATTTGAAGAGCTAATCAAGCGTGGAGAGTTGAAGGATGAAAGAACTTAATCATCAGGAATTAGAGCGATTATACAAAGAGGGTACGGATGCTGATAAAGCTATTTATGCTGAACAGCGTTCAAACATCCAACTTGTAGCGGGTAATCATTACTCTAAGAAAACGATGAAAGCTTTCGGTCGATTGCGCGATGACCGGAACCTGACCGAGCAGCAGAAGATTCGTATTACTCGTAACCACATTCAACGCATTTGTAAAATTTACGAAAACAACATTCTTACTTACGCTCCCGATGCTGTAATCAGTGCGAAGAACCCAACCGAGCTACAGGACCAGAAGGCTGCGGAGCTTAATAATTCGGTGTGGGAAGATTTGAAATCGCGTCACCGCTTTTCTGACCGAGTGCGGGAGTACACTCAAGATTTCATCCGTAACGGGGAAGTGTTTGTAAAGATTTTTTGGGACGAAACAAAAGGTAAGCTTGCAGGGTACGAGCAGCAGATTGATCCGGTGAGTGGACAGCCTGTGTTTGATGAGATGGGGCAACCTGCTCCTGATATGAAGTCTCCTAAGTTCACGGGAGATATTGTACTTGAGCGTGTGTATGGCTTTAACGTATTCCGCGCTAAGGAAGCAAAGAGCTTAGACGAGAGTTGGTTCATCGGTATTCGCAAGATGGCGAAAGTTGATGATCTTAAGGCACGACTAAAGGGCGACGAAGAGAAGATTGAAATGATCGAGGAGTCAAAGGATGAGACGTATCTCATTAATGACTACACCGATCCAGGAAGTTACAGTGAGCAAAAGGGAATGTGCTTACTGAAAGAAATTTATGTACGCCCATGCCTTCTATATCCGAACGGCTATTATTTTATTTACACCAATAAAGGTGTGCTATGGGAAGGCGAGCTTCCATTCGGAGTGTTTCCGATTGTATATGCGGGATTTGATGAAGTACCTACAGTCCCCCGATACCACTCGATCATTAAGCAAGTTCGGCCGTATCAAGCGGAAATCAACCGCTGTGCATCTAAACTTGCAGAGACGCAAATCACTCTTGGAGATGACAAGCTTTTAGTACAGGCAGGGACGAAGATTGCCAACGGTGGGATGTTACCAGGTGTTCGAGCGGTGCAGTACGCAGGACAGCCTCCTACCATTTTACCAGGTCGTGCGGGAGATCAGTACCTTGGATATATGCAACAGATCATCGAAGAAATGTATCAAGTTGCCAATGTTGCTGAGGACATGGAAGAGAAAGCTTCTTCTGTTGATCCGTACACAAAACTTTTTGAGACGATCGAGCAGAAGAAAAAGTATGTAATTTACGTTCGTAAGTTCATGCGGTTTCTTACCGACATTGCTGAGACTTCGCTATCACTACTTCGAGAATACCTGCCTGAAGATGCCATCGTGCCAATGGTGGGTCGAAGTGAGATCGTAAACATTCCTGAGTTCAAAAGCACAAACCCACTTAATTACAGCATTAAGGTGGAGAGTGGAACTGAGGACATGGAGTCACGCTTGGGTAAACAGCTCATGTTCAATCAGATCATTCAGTACGTTGGATCAAATCTTGATCAGAAACAGCTTGGGATGATTATTAAGAACGCTCCTTACGCTAATGACGCTCAAATTTTCGCAGACCTTACTTTGGATTATGACAATGCTACGAACATGATTCTTTCTTTGGATCGTGGTCAGTGGATGGAGCCTAATCCAAGTGATGATCCTGACTATATGCTAAAGCGCATCACTAACCGTATGCGTAAAGCGGACTTTAACTATCTGCCTGATCAGGCAAAACAAATGTACGTGCAAATGGAGCAGATTTATGTGCAGATCAAGGCTGACCAAGTGCGTAAGCTTCAAGAAGCACAGCTTGGGCTTATTCCTGCAACTGGTTTCGCCGTGCCATGCGACATCTATGTGAAAGACCCGTCGAACGCTTCTAAAACCATGAGAGCCCGAGTGCCATACGATGCACTGAACTGGCTCCTTACCCGCCTTGAAGAGCAGCAAGTGTCTCAAGCAGGTATGATGGGCTTACAGCAACAGACGCAAGCGCAAATCGCTGAAAACTTTTCTCAAACCCCACCACAACAACAGAGCGTTGGCTCGGGATCACCTCCTGGTCAACCGATATTGCCTAGCTAGGAGGCCAAACCTAGTGAGGGGGAAATATGAGTGAGTTAGAAAATCAAGTGGAGCAGACGGTAGAATCGACTGAAAGCGCACCACAGGTAGAGGCACAACCGCAGCCACAAGTAGAAGCGGCACCACAACAGGCTCCTGTTGTTGATGAGTGGAAGCCTAACTACAAGGTAAAGAGCTATGACAAAGAGTATGAAATCCCCGAGGATTTCCGCTCTTATATCAACAAAGACAACGAGCCAAAGTTTCGTGAAGTGTTTGAAAAGTATTACGGCTTAGATGGTATGAAAGAGAAATACCATAAGACTCGTGAGAACTATGAAAAAGTAAATAAAGAATACGGGACTATTTCTAAGTCTCTAGATGAGCTTAGTTATTATCTAAACAATAACGACTACGATTCTTTCTTTAATAAGATCAAAATTCCTGAAAAAGCTCTTCAAGAGTGGATGTATAAAAAATTGTCCCTTTCAGAGCTTCCAAAGGATCAGCAAGAGCTTTACTCTAAGAATAGCGAATATACGAAGCGTCTTTGGGAAACTGAGCAGAAACTTAAGGAGTACGAAGAGAAGCTTCATGGATTTGAGAGTATGACCACGCAACAGGTCGTTTCTCAACGGGCCCAAGAGTTAGATATGACTCTAAGCAAGCCTGAAATTTCCGCAGTCGCTAAAGCTTTCGATGAACGTCTAGGTCAAGACGGAGCATTCAAACAAGAAGTAATTAGCCGAGCCGCATTTATGGCCCAAAGCAAAGGGGTTGATTTGACGGTAGAGCAAGCGGTAGCAGAAGTGCTAAAGCTCGTTGGGGCGGTGCCGCAAGCACAACCACAACAGGGGGTAAAAGTTATTCCCGCACAGCCGAAGCCGACGCTTCCGAACGTCTCGGGCGGAGCCACAAGCCCTGTGACCCAAAAAGTAACAACTATTGAGGACTTAAAAGCATTGCGTAAGCAAGCTTGGAGTCAAAACTAATTTTTATCTTAAGGAGATAAAAGATGGCTACTACAAGAACATTTAGCAATATGCTAAACGAGTTCCTTCCAGAGAAACTTCTTTTGGAAGAACTCAAAAAACGTAACTGGGCACTACAGAACATTGAACAAGACGACTCATGGTTGGGTGGATCATTGATCATTCCTTTCCTTGGAGCTGTTGGTTCATCTGTAACTTTCGGATCACTTGCAGCGTCTAACGACATTGCAGAAGAGATCACCGTTCGCGGATCAATCTCTACTCAGCCTGAAGTCTGGGGATCAATGCTGTTCAACGAACGCGATCTTTTGGAGCACGGGAAGTTGAATGAGCAAAACTTTCTTAAGATTATCCCTGATGCTTTAGAGCGTCATGCTGACTATCTTGCGGGAGTTATTTCTCAGAACTTGTTGACTGGATCATTCGTTGCAGCTTTGACTGCAAACGGAGATGCTTCTGGTAACATCACTGTAGCTCAACCAGACCGCTTTCAAATCGGTATGAAAGTATCTGTTGATGACGATAACTCTACTGCTGCAAGCGGATACGTTCGCACTATCAACTTGAACACAGGCGTAATCACAATTTACGACGCTCGTTCAGGTGGATCAGTTGTGGATCTTTCTGGTTACACTACAGCGCAAAACGCTAAAGTGTACCAAGACGGACAACAAGCAAACGGTTTCACTTCACTTCCTTCTCAGCTTCTTTCTGCTGCGAACGGTGGAGCGACTAACCAATTTGGTGTTGCTAAAACTGCATATCCTTTCTTGCAAGCAATCAACGTATCAGGATCAAGCGTATCTGCTACTAACATCCTTTCTCAGATTTTTGACGCATACGTCACTATCCGACGATTGGGCGGGGGTAAGCCTTTCAAAGTGATCATGAGCTACAAGAACTACGGTTCATGCTTGAAGTCACTTGAAACTACAAAAGGTGCGTTCAACGTCATTCCTAACGCGAAAAAATCTGCTGTCTATGCTTGGGATACCATCATGGTCGGCGGTTTCGCAGGAACTCTTGAGCTAGTAGCAGTACAAGAGATGGACGATGACAAGATCATGTTCCTTGATATGTCTGCGATCAAGTTTTACACCAACGGCGGTATCCGTCGTCGTAAATCTCCAGACGGTAAGGAATACTTTGAGCAACGCGCTACTTCAGGTTTCACTTATATTGTCGATCATTGCCTATTTGGCGATGTCGTAGTTAAAGAGCCTAAGAAGTGCGGAATCATGTACGGAATTAGCTACTAATTAAATTGGGGGTGGGGATGCTTTCCTCACCCCCTTTTTTAAGTTAATCTTTTAACTGCGGGGGACAATATGGCAGCACTAAATTTAGTCACGACACAGCACTATAAAAATGTGCAATTTTCACAGCTTACTGTAGGGACGACTGAGGTTGCTTTTCCTGCGGTGAATGCTACGGTGGTAAAACCAGAAAACATTTTTGTACAAGCTCCTACTACTAATACTGGAAACATCACTATTGGTTACACCGGACTTTCAAGTGGTGGTGCAGGTATTCAGCTTGCCCCTGGGGCGAACATGAACCTTCCTTTACTAGACACATCTGTGCTTTACGCTATTGCAAGCGGAGCAGGTCAAGCTCTTAACGTCTCTTATCAATCAGGAGTAGTGTAAATGTTAAATCAGCCGATGATATGGAACAGCAATATGTTTCAGGCATTGGCTGTTCTTTTAGGAGACACCTATGTCAGAACGACAAGATTTGCGCCGATTGGCTCAGGAACAAGCGGAGGCGTTAGCCTCCCACCCGACTCTGAAGTCGTCCTCGATGACTTTGGGGGCGACACCGACGCCGTTATCACGACTATCGCGTCTGGAAGGCCGACATTCCAAAGTGCGGTTGATTCTAGTGGTGTTGTCATTGCTACAACTTTTGACGCTAGTGGGAACTATGTACTTACTGGTACACCATCTGCGTACCCTGTAGCGATTGTTTATCGTGTACGACAAAAACTAAAAGATTTTGATTCAACTAGCTCCGACATTATCGGAGATTTTTCTGTAGATCACTACGTCAACAAATCCGGCGACACCATGACAGGCACTTTGATTGTGCCTACGCTCAAAGCTCAGTCATCGGCAGGGTTACAGCTTCAGAATCAAGGCGGAACTACGATTGCAGATTTCGGTGCGGGTGGTGGTGTCAACGCTACGATTACCGCGCCTTTGAATATCACAGGCCGAATCGAACAAACAGGAAACACCGATTCGATTCAGCTTCGAGTTCGTGGAAACGCAACTCAAACGGTAGATCTTCAGCAGTGGCAGGATTCATCTGGGACAGTATTAAGCGCCGTAAAATCTGACGGTGTAGTAGTTATTGGAAACAACGGAACTCAAGTAGGCACTTATCAAATGACCGTCGTGGGGGCTGGCTCATCTTCTTACATCGGAATGAAGCCAGTAGGACAATCGGGATTTGGATTCTCTTTCGGTGTTCCATCGGCTCAAAACTCCGAAGTATGGAATTATGGGACTGGGTATTTAAGATTTGCAACAAATAACGCCGAGGCTATGCGAATTGATTCAAGCGGTCTTGTAAACGTAGGGACTACTGGCCTATCTGGTCAGTTTAATGTTCAAACCTCATCGGCCTCTATTGTTGGATCAATCATTCGCGCCTCTGCGTCGCAAAGCGCAGATTTAACACAGTGGCAAGATTCAAGCTCGACTGTCCTCTCTCGCGTTTTATCAAATGGGTTTTTGAGAATAGGCACAAGCTCAAGTGTCGGTTCGTTTTCTGATCCCGCTTTTTCTTTTGGCTCCTCTTCTTGTGGGATGTATTCGGACAACAATAGGTTTTTTCTTGTCGCTCAAGGGGCATTTGCTGGGGGTTTTGATTCTACAGGGTTTATTGGGAACTCTTCTTGGTTCAATGCTTCAAGCTCTGCCGACGATGTAAACGTCCCAAAAATGGGTGGTTATCGCTTAAACGTCCTAGGCCTTCAAGCGGGGATCGGTGGAGACTCCAACGGTCATGCGGCGATTGTTACCAACAACTTAGCTAGAATTTTAGCACTTCAGGACGGAAGGATTTCGTTTTTTTCTACCACCCCACCCGCGAACACAAGCGTATTTTTTCGCAGTATCGCCGCACCTTATAAGGCTTTTGTTGTTCAAGGCGCGGTACTTCAAAGCGGAAACCTTTTAGAGTTTCAAGATTCAAGTGCAACATCTCTTTCTGCGGTTACTTCTTCGGGTAATTTTCAAGGCCCAGCGGGATCAGCAGGGGCGCCAACTTTTTCATTCTATGGTTTTTCAAACAATGGAATGTTTAAGCCATCTGGAGACGTTTTGGCGTTTTCCACAGCATCAAGCGAACGGATGCGAATCGGCTCAACTGGTCTTGTTTCTATCGGTTCAACTGGTGGACTTGCTCAGTTAGGTGTCGTAAATAATAGCGCGGGTGGTGTTGCTTTTATCGTTCGAGGGGCTGCATCACAAAGTGCAAACCTCACACAATGGCAAGACTCTTCAGGTACGGCAGTTTCTACCATCAACTCACTAGGACATTTTACAACTACTCAAACAGCAACGACACAAGACCCGATTCGCGTAAACGCTTCAGGTATTGCAGCAAACTCACAATTTTCTGGGGTATGGCTTGAAAACTCTACAGCGGCGACAAGTTCGAATCAGCAATTTGCGCCTGGAATTGTATTTAGTGGTCAGGTGTGGAGTACATCCGTAGCGGGATCGTACTCATCAAGATGGCGAATTGTTCAAGCTAACGGCCAGCAGTTCGCACTAGGTCGATCTAATCTTCAAATTCAAACGCAAGAAAACGGTGGTGGGTGGCAGACATCCATGACCATCACCCCAGACGCCGGTGTTCTTACTGGGACAAACGGAAACAACGGATTCGGTGCGGTATGGGCAGACATTGGCCCCAAGTCTTCAGCATCTCTTACACAAGCCGACAACATGATTCGCGCTAGATTGGCATCAAACGTCACTGGAACGTCTGGCACTGCTAACATGGTAAATATTTACACGTCTGGGGCCGGATTCAATCCGACATCAGGTACAGCAGAGCTAAACGGATTCTCTTACCGAATGATCATTAACCAAACAGGCGGTGCTAATGGTATCACTCGTGGGATGATTGTAGCCCCTACCCTGACAGCGGCAGCGGATTTCAGATCGTTTGAATCACAGGTGGGCGGTGACACGATCATTATTGGTAGAAACACCGGAAGCGCGGCGATGCAAATTGACTCGACGACTCGCGGATTCTTGCTACCTCGAATGACCACAGCTCAAAGGACTGCCATCTCTAGTCCAACGGCAGGGTTAATGGTTTTTGATACCGACACTTTAAAGAGTTACACTTACGACGGAACAAACTGGCAAGCCCACTATTAACCAAGGAGAAAATGAAATGCTAAAAAATAAAACCCCAAACGTCCCTACTGAAACAGGATCAAACGAATACAAAAAGTTTGAATACCTTGTAATTGTTCCTAATGCGTACGCACCACACAAGGTAGCTATTACCGCTACGATGTTTAAAGACGTAACCGCATTTTTCAATAATCAGCCTATGGGCGCACTTTACATCGGTGAAATCGAATTTGATATTGAGCAAGCAGGATTACTCCAAGCGTGTCAAACAAAAGCCCTTGAAGTTCTAGGTAATAGTTTTGAAGATTGCGCCGTTCCTGTAGCTCCGGTAGAGTAATTTTACAGGAGAGAAATATGAATACAGAACTTAAGCTAGACCAAGCTATTCAAATTGTAACAGGCGCACTAGGAAAGCTCGCTATTACCAAAGACGAGCATATTCTACTAGAAAATTGCATGAAGCTTATTGTAGAGAACCTACCTAAGCCTCAAAAAGAAGAAGTAAAAGAATAATTAGTTTTGTGGGGGTTTATCGAGAGTAAATCCCCACATATACTGTTTTTAGGGGGAAAAGATGAAAGTATACGGCGCGTTAGAAATAGCACAGCTTGAGTGGTTTACCGACGCAGGAAAACCCGCTGCATCCTCTTACCCTTACCGAGTTATTTACATTACCGACCTTAAAGAAGTTCAAATCAGCGACGGAACGACATGGGTACGTCTTGGAGCGCATCCAACGGTTCAGCGTTTCACATCAGGCTCAGGAACTTACACGACTCCAACAGGAGTAAAACGCCTTGAAATTATGATGGTAGGTGGAGGCGGTGGTGGTTCGGGCTCGGGTGAAACTACTACAGGTGGAACCGGAGGGACCGGAGGAAATACTACTTTTGGTACTTCTCTACTTACTGCCAATGGCGGTACCGGAGGAGCTGTAGGCGGTGCCCCTGGAGGAGCGGGTGGCTCTGTTACTGTAAATAGCCCTGCTGTTTCTTTGATTGCTTTATCAGGAGCAAGTGGTGGAAGCTCCGCGACCCAACAAAACGCTGCAAATTTATTACATTCTGGTCACGGGGGAGTATCTTTCTTCGGCGGTGCCGGACCTGTTACATATTCAAACAACGCAGGGAACGCTGCACTAACTAATTCTGGTTCAGGTGGTTCAGGTGGTGGTCTTGGTTCGGGTTCAGGTGGAAGAACCGGATCAGGCGGCGGCGCGGGGGGATTTATTCACGCTGTCATTACGGGCCCTTCTGCTACATATGCTTACGCCGTAGGCGCAGCTGGCACAGCCGGAACCGCAGGAACAAACGGCACTGCGGGTGGTGCAGGTGGCAGCGGTATTATTATCGTGAGGGAGTTCTACTAATGGTTACTCTTGTAATTAAGCAGAAAAATGGCGAGCTTTATTGGAAAGAACAATTTCAGAATAAGGCCCAAGCAGACAAATGGCTTGATGAAGAAAAGACTCGTCCGTACTGGAAGAAATCTTTTGAAGTAGAAATGATTGAAGAAGCTCCGCAAGTTTTTACTCCTGATGCGGCTAAAGAAAAAGAAATTAAAGATGTTAAAAAGTCTCTAGTAAAAAAGCTTAAAGATTTAGGCTTAGTTAAAGCTGAAATTGCAATGTTGATTGGGGACGTAGATGGATAACGATTTCTTCTTGACCGTAATGGGTACGATTTTCACTGGCATCTGTGGATATATTGCTACATCCCTTGGTAAAATGAACGAGTCGGTTAGGGAGTTAAATATCAAACTAGCCGTAGTAATCGAAAGACTTGAATATCATGATGAGCGTTTGAAACGCTTAGAGGAGAGAGAATAATGGAAGATTTAATTGTAAAAGTAATCGCTATCGTAGTTGGTTTTAACGTAGCCGTTCAAGGCGTTATCGCACTTCTTGAAAAAGTAGCTCCTGCTACTGGCACTGACAAAGACGACAAAGCTCTAGTAGCTCTTAAGAAGATTGCCGGAGTATTGTCAGTAATCGTCGCAAAGAAACAGTAATATGGTTCCGTTTTTAGCTGCGGTCACTGCTTTTTTTGAAGCCATTCCTGCGATACTTACGCTTATTCGCTTCTACCAAGATGCGAAGCAAAAGGGGTGGATTGAAAAAGGCCGTGACCTTGCCACGGAAATCAAAGGAGCTAATTCTGATGAAGAGCGCATGGCTTTGGCTAAACGTCTTTTTGAGCATCGGGCTAAGTAGCTGCGCTCACGCTATGGGGCAGAGGGCTTGTAGCCCTTTGCCTCCTCCACCTGCTCGTCCTCCGATGGAGCTTTGTATATCTAATGAAGTAGGCATTGGGCAGTGCGTCGATTCGAGGCAAAACCCCCCGAACCAAGCTAAACCCATGACCAATTACATCTGTACCAATGCAGATGATTACACCGCTCAAGAGGAGTGGGTAAAGGAGCTACTCAAGCGATGAAACCTGTGAGAATAATTATTCATTGTACTGCTACTCCGAATAAAGCTTCCGTAACTATGGATGCTTTACGAAAGGGCCATTTGGCTCGGGGGTTTAGCGACATTGGATACCATAAGGTTATTCATATCGACGGGACGGTGAGTGATGGACGTCCTATGAATGTTGTGGGGGCTCATGTTGAAGGGGCTAATACTGGTTCTATTGGAATTGCTCTTGTGGGTACTGATAGGTTTACTCGGGCACAGTTTGATGCGTTGAGGCGTACACTTGATGGGATATTTATGACGTACTCGATCCCCAAGCAAAACCTTTATTGTCACTATCAGTTTGCCTCTGCACAAAAACAGGGGAAGACCTGTCCTAATTTAGAAATAAATACGTTACTATTGTGGTATTGGAACGTCATCGGTGAGCAAGCCATAGCTCCCTACTTAGCTTAGAGGAGATATTCATGCAGACACTTTCGTATGGTTATAAACAGCCTGAAGATGGCGACACAGGGAGTACGTTCTTTCCTGCGTTGAATGATAACATTCAGCAATTAAACGACCATAACCATGACGGTGTAACTTCCGCTCCGATTCCTTCGAGTGCTATTGCATCGGGAACGGTTTCTCTTTTATCTGCTAACTGGGCAGCCGATGGTACTG